GAAAATCCTATAGAGACCTTCGTAGATTTTAATAATTTAGGTGATATAACCGTTGCAAACATAGGTGATGACATGACCAATGACCAAAAGGAAAAAGCACAAGAGGTTGTAGTGCCAGTAATTTTGACTAGAATAGTTAGCATGGCAGCTTTTGTATTAAGGAGAGGCAATGTTTAAACAACTAGGTAACTGGTTTATAGCAGCAATTAAGGAAACATTAAACCTTAGTTGGACTCTAGTGGGTTTAGTTATTGCAACATTAACATTGACTGGTTCTGCACAACAAGTGACAGGACTTGCTACAATAGTTACATTAGCTATATGGTTATTAACCATAGGATTTAGAAAGTGAGAGTACAATATGTCCGACAAAAAATTACAATATCTAATTGAGGAACTGTTAACAATAGAAAAAGATGGTAAGAAAGTCTTTACACCAACAGTAATGTTAAATGGTGAGACACCTATTGTTACAGGGCTATCTTCAAATATACCACTGTATCTTAATACAAAAAAAGACGGTGAAGTCAGAGCAAGAGATGAAGAAGGTAAATTCGTATCAGATGATATAACTACTGCAGACAATGAAGCATGGGAAAGTAAAGATGAAACTCCAAGTAGTTAGAACTCAGCTAGGAAAAGATGCAACCAACGGTTTATTGTTTATTGATGGTGTCTTTGAGTGTTATACATTAGAAGACCAGTATCAAGCAGTCAAAGTAATGCACGAGACCTGCATACCCGAAGGTAAATACGATATAGAGTTTAGAAAAACTGGTGGATTTCATGCTAAGTACAGTGATAGGTATAAAAATGCACATTATGGTATGTTGCATGTACAAAATGTACCTAATTTTACCTATATATTAATACATACTGGCAACACTGATGAGCATACATCAGGATGTCTTATCGTAGGTGAAACACAGCAAGATTTAGATGTATCTAAAGACGGTTTTATCGGTTCAAGTGCTGTGGCATACAAAAAAATGTATGCAAAAGTAGCTAATCAATTACTACAAGGCAAGAAAGTCACTATTGAGTACATACTTATAAACGATTTGTTAGAAAATAAACCAATAGACAATAAAGCTAAAGACCATTTGATATTAGCAGGTACTGTTTATGACAAACTTCAAGAGATTAACGGAAATGTCATTAAGACTAATGCTATGATTAAAGGTAGATTAATAAACTAGGAGATATATATGAGTGAAGAACTCAAAGATATGTTAGAACGAGTTGCTTGGACTTTCATTGAATCCTTTATTGGTGCGTTAACTATTGCACCTTTAGTAGGAGTTGAAGCTGAAACAATCCAGTTAGCTGCTTTATCAGGAGGAGCTGCTGCTCTTGCTGTCATAAAGACTTACGCCAAAAAACAAATTGGTGGCAATTCACAATCAGTAAGTAAATAACTTAAAACGTGTAAATACCTCTTAAATCCTGTATACTAATATTGACAGGACTAGGAGGTATTATGCCGAAAAAGAAATACACATCTGAACAGTTAGGTAATAATTTCTATAAGACTGGGTGGCAACCTGGTGTAGAAATGGACAAAATAACTGGTAAAGGTGAAATCACACACGTTGGAACAGACCCAAACTACGAAAATCAATTCGATGAGATACTTAAAGAGTGGGGTTTTGACCCAAATAAATACGAAATCATAGGCACTGTAAAGGCTTCTTCGTGGAATACTCAGCTAAAAGGTGGTGAAACTACTACATTTTACGCATTTAAAGGCGTTGTACGAGAAAAAAGTCCAGGACATGACCTGTTTTTTCAAGAACTTTTCAAGAAAGCAGCTAAAAAACCACCAGTTAAGAAGGTTTACAAGGGAGGCGACACAGCCTTCCTTTTTTTTATGGCAGATTGGCAACTTGGAAAAGACGATTACGGAGTAACTAATACTATAAATAGATATGATGTTGCTTTACAAGATGCAGTACAAAGAATAAAAGATTTGCGTAAAATCGGTGTAGAAATAGATGAAATTTATATTATAGGTTTAGGTGACCTTACAGAAAATTGTCAAGGCTTCTATGACTCACAAGCATTTAATATTTCTTTGTCAATGATTGAACAATATGCATTAGCAAGAAGTATGATGATGAAAACTGTAGATACTTTCTTACCACTTGCAGATAAAATTGTATTAGCAGGTGCTCCAGGTAATCATGGTGAGATGACTAGAAGTGGTAAAGGTAAAGTTATTACAAGTCGTTTAGATAACTCAGATACAATGCACTTACAGATATGTGATGAGATTATGTCTGCTAATAAAGAGAGATACAAATCAGTAACAGTAGAAATTCCTGATGGGTTTCATCAAATTATGACCATTAAAAATATACCTTGTGCTTGGACTCATGGACACATGTCGGGTGGTGGTGGAAACGCAGAAGCTAAAATTGAGAGTTGGTGGAAAGGTCAGATGTATGGTTTTCTACCTGCAAAAGACGCACAAATTTTGATAACAGGTCACTATCACCATTTTAGAAGTAAAATGCAGGGAGATAGGACTTGGTTTCAATCACCAAGTTTAGATAAGAGTATTGATTTTACGGCTCGGACAGGTAACTGGTCCCATCCTGGTGTATTAACTTTTACTGTAAACAATAAAGGTTGGGATAACTTATCAATATTGTAATAAGTTAAACAGAGTACATTTTATATTTAACAGTAAGTTCCTCACCTGCAGGTATAAATTTATCTGTAAATAAATAACGTTTTGAATCACCTTGTATTTCACAATTAGGTGTTTCACTATGGTTTATAAATCCACCAAGTGGTGTACGAAGTAAGTTATTATCTTCACCGAACCAGTGTGCGTGTGTCATACCTAGTTGTTGGTGTGGTTCTAAATCTTTTAAGGTGAACAGACCTAAACCCTCTATCTTACTTGGTTGTATAGTAAGGTAATCGGGTAAAGGTCTATACATTATTCTTCCTCTTTCTTATCGTCTTGTGACATGATAGCAATCATGTTTTCATTGTGGTCAATAACAAATCTATCAATTAATTTTGTTACCTTGTCTAGCTTTGTAGTAATTAACATAGGTGTTTTTTCTACACGTTGTCCACCTAAAGAATTAGCTAACTCAATAGCCCATTTTTTTAGTTCTTTCTCTTCTGCAAATACATTGGGTTGTTTTGGTTTACTCATTAAAAACCACCTTTCATTGTTAGTTCTTTCTCTTTAGCAGTCTTTATGACTGCATTACAAGTTATTTCTTTATGCAAGTAAGGGTTATTATCATCTCTTAACTTTATTCTTTTTATACAAAAGTCATTGCCATCCATGTCGGTAGCATAAGTTAAGTGTTTTTGTATTGTGCATACACCAGTTTCGCTTTTCTTACATCTTCTATCATGTTGTGCAGGTTGGTCAAAGTCATAATCGGGAAATCTTATCTTTAGTCTATTAACCAATTTTTCCACATTAATGTTTGCTCCCTCTAAATCGTCCATTACAACCACTCACTAGGGCAATCTGTATCTCCCCAACCAGTCCATCCACAACCATCATTTTCTTTGTAATTGTTACAGCTCCAACTTGGTATCTTGCCATATTTATCAGGGTCGTCTTTCTTTTTCTTTCTATTGTCTTCTATGTACTCAGACTTGCCACACTCGGGACAATTTCTTGTGTTATCTTTTACTTCACCAAACACATCCTCAACTATTGATTTGTTTGCATTACCTGATAGTTTCTCAAACACATCTAAAAATGTACTCATTTGTTTGTCGTCCCAATCTTCTACTTCTTCGGGTAATTTATGCTCACTTACACACTGGACATAGGCTTCTTTTTGGTATTCAACAAGTTTTTTCTCATCACTCACCATGCCAACCATAATTACTTTTAGTTGGTCTGCTACGTTTTTAGTCTTTGGCTCTGCAACCATTTCATTAGCAACTTTCTCCATAGCTTTAATTTGTTCAGCAGTAGGTTTGTTCTCTGCTTTACGCATATCAACTTTAGTAACTTCTACTCTGTCTTCATTATTACCAACCTTAGACATCTCTTCTCTGCTTGGTCTTGGTGCTTTGTTACCTTGATAGTTCCAATTAGCTAACGCTCTACCTATAGCACTTGTTTCACAGTTCTCTACCCATGCATCTTTGTTAGCGAAGCCACCTTGTCCTTTAGTTTCTTGTGC